TGATAACAAGCATCTTTAGTACCTGCTTTCTCATCTATTGAGATCATGGTGACTTCTGTGGATTCTGTTTTCACGTTGATTGCCTTTCCTTTTCTATCTGGGTTAGGATCTTGTTTGTTTTTGCGTCTGAACGCAGCATCCTCTTCTTTTTTATTTAGGTTGCGTTTCATTTTACTGGAACCGCACTTGGGTTTGGTGGTTTGTCCAGGTTGTTTGGCACAGGGTTTCCCTGCGTATTTACCACCGAGTTGAACCCAACCAGGCTTCCCATCAGAAGACTTACTCTTAGAAAACCAGTCGTGCAGAGAACTATCACCACTTTTGTTCTTTTCGATAAGTTCATTACTTGCCATAGTGCATTGCGGGTTTGTTAGTTTTACCTAGTTTACCTTTTCTGACTTTTGTGCCAGAAGTTTCACCCATACCAGATGGGTTTTTGCCTGGTTTTGCTTTACCTAAAGTCATAGACTTAGATGGTTTCTTAGACTCAGTATCATGTAGTCTAGCAGGTTTACCTGCCTTCTTAGTGATGACTGATTCTTGACCATGCTTACGTCCTAGACGACGCATAACTTTACCGAAACGTCTCTTAGACATTCCTTTTGCAGGAGTAGTTTGGTATGAAACCTCACGTCCTGTTCCTTCACCTGAGGAATATTTATACTCCCCTACACCTTTTTTATAACCTATACCTTTCTTCTTAAGATCTTTCTCAAGTCCTTTACGTTTTTCTCGATTTGATTTTTCATCCGTGCCTCTGTCAGCAGAAATGTTTCCAGTAGTCTTTGACTTCGCTTTTGATAGCATCCTTGTAGTAGGATTACCTTCAACTAGTTTGATGAAATCTTGATAGTACATAACTTTCAATTGTTCTTTTTGTGCTAACTTATTAGCAGTAGCGTACATAACTTCTTTATCACGATCTCCATAGAGTTTCTTAAAGCGATGACGATTTTTCTTCATCCCTTTAACTATACGTTCTGC